GGGCCCAATAGCGTTGGACCAAAAATACAAGAAGTGCGGGTAATAAAAGCAGCGAGGAATAACCTGCAGCAAGTGAGATGTCGTTGAACAACCAGATGATCGCTGAAGGATATGCCTGGGAATACGATGGTGGCACGAAAGCTAAGGACTTTAACATCCAAAAGATTGTATTTTCTAATTCGGAGATTATAGACTCATTACCACTCCAACCACAAGTATGTAGTTCGAACATACCATCTTCTTGATTGTATGCATCCGATCCATAGTACCATATTTGTTTGATGTAGTCTAAAAGATCGGTATAATCCGAATTATCGAAAAACTTACCATATACAAATTCACCACCAATTCTTTCACTACCCCAATTTCGGATATACTTCAACGCTTCGTCAGTTGGATATCCATCCTCATCTAATAGGTGAAACGGATACAGATAATCTAGTTTATTTTCCATAATTTAAATTTTGGTGGGAACGATAGGACTCGAACCTATGAACTCCGAAGAGAGGAGATTTACAGTCTCCGGCAATTGCCGCTATGCGACGTTCCCAAGGTTAGGAAAGGAGAAGATGGTTCTGTGGACAACTCCTTTTACGATTGGCTTTACTACGATGATTTCAAACTCCGAATGTACCACCTCCATCATCAGGTTAACATACATTCCTTCCCCAATCAACCTTTATATCTTTATTTATTTAACAACCAAGACGAAGATTGGATTTTATCTCCGAGTCCATCAATCAACTTAATCCCCCACCAATCACATACCTGTCTCTCAGGGATGGAATTATTGTTTTGGTCCCCACCATTGGCGAAAATAAGTTCGTTTGCTGGATCCTCTCCAGAATGAATCAAACCGAGTGTCTTACATACAGTTCTATCCGTATCAATGGATAGAAATGCTTTGTCAACCATTTTTAGGTTTTCGATAATGAACATTCTTTCATCTTCGTCTTGGAATTCTTTACTACCTTTCAACTCTCTCTGTTTGTCGTTGTTGACAATCACATAGAGTTTATCACCATGTTCTTTGGCTTTATTAAAATATTCAATGTGTCCTTTATGAACAGGGTTAAAATATCCGCTTACAATTACAATTTTCATTTCATTTCGTAGGTTAAAGTTTCCAATTCTAATTCACTTTCATAGAAATATGGACAAGCCCAAACAGGTTTATCACATTTAAGTTTTACCATCGATCCTCCGTAAGACCCAACCGCTACGACTGTTGCCCATCCTGAATATCTTGTCTTAACTCTGTCACCAACTTTCAATTCACTAAATGTCATCTTCTGCAGTATTGAGTTCAAAGTTACTAAATTTTAGTCCCCACATCAAAGAAATCATTGACATTTGTTTTTCAGCCATTTTAGCATACATACGAAGTTCTTTCATAAGGTATTTTTTACCCCACTTTTTCCATTCTTCGTTTTGTTCCATAGTCATAGTCCAATCAGTATACCAACTATCCTTACGGTCCTTGACATCGTCAAAAGTCACAGGATGACCTGCAATCTCGAACATCTTGTTTATCATATCGACAACCATTTTTTCTTTTTTCTGTTCTTTAGATAATCTTGGTTTCATAGTTTTTCCTTTTTTACAAATATACTCTTTGATACTAAATCTTCCCAATTTTCATACCCCTGTTCTTTAGCATATTCATCATTTTTCTTTTGACGAAATTCTTTGATTTTTTCAGGGTCCCTCATTTCATCAGGACTTTCAAATCCCAATGATTTTGCACATTCATTTTCACACCATTTATGAGATCCTATCTCAATGTTAATTGGTAAATCAGTTTCTAATGACTCGATAAAATCTTCGAATTGATTTGCGGCTTCAAATGGCATTGTGTAAATTCCTTCACTAACTTGAAATCCACTCTCATCTTCGCTGTCAAACACTTCAATTCTACCCATTCGATACTTCTCCCCCAACAAAGTGAACACACCATATCCAACGGTAGAATAACTGAATCTACCAGGTGTGTTCACTCCCTTAATATCAACACAACCAGGATTGACTTCCATATAATGCGCCAATTGATTGACAAGATCTTCATCAGTCAATTCCTTATCACCTTGTTTTCTTCGGATGTTGCTCATGAACCATAACAAATCCTTTCTGTTGATTTTCATATCTTTATTTTTTGAGGTCAAGAAGGGATTCGAACCCTTGGATACTTGTTTTGCAGACAAGCCCCTTAAGCCACTTGGGTACTTGACCGTTTTGTGAGGGGAGGGAGAATTTTGAAATCTCGACCTATTGATTAACAGTCAATTGCTCTGCCTCTGAGCTACCACCCCTAATGTAAGTCAGGACGGGTTTCTAACCCGCTCTTCAGTTGATTACCGCGTGCTGCCATTTACACCACCTGACTAAATTTAGATTTCTAAAACTCATCCCTAACGGGGTAAAGAAACTCCATCTTATTTGTTTTTTGCGTGGTCAGGACAGGAATCGAACCTGTATAAGAGTTACTATCCTTCACTCTTCCATTTAGTTATTATCAGACTTTTAATGAGGTCGTATCTCGTGTTGAACTGTTTTACCTAAATAGCGTCTACCATTCCGCCACCTGACTAAATGTTTTTAGTTACTTTATCAACACTTCTCCAAGAACCACCTCGGCCAGTCTATATCAATTTCACTTAGGTTACGTCATGATTCTGCTGGTTAGGCGTCCTCAATCTAAACCTGTTTGTACTCCGTACGGGACTCGAACCCGTAAGCTCTCCCGTGAAAGGGGAGTGTCCTAACCAATTAGACGAACGGAGCTTGTTTGTCTTACAAAGATACTACAATATTTCAAAGAACAAAAGAAGTCATAAAAAAACCCCAAACTTTTTTTAAGAGTTCGGGGTTTGAAAAATTAGTTTTTACTTGTAAAAAAAATTTTCTTATATGACTTCCGAACTACATGGGCAAATACTTTCATACCAACAATTCTCTTGTTGAATATTACTGTTAATATGTTGGCCTATAGTTCTCATTGTTCTATAATTACTTCAAATGTATGAAATGTTTTTATTTTGTCAAATGTTTTTTGTATCCCCGACACGATTCGAACGTGTGACCTACTGCTTAGAAGGCAGTTGCTCTATCCAGCTGAGCTACGGAGACATATTGAATTACTTCAATAAATCAATCTTTTTCGCAATTTCTTCGGCTTCCGCCATAAGTTTGTCCGATTGGGTTCTGTTGGAATGAGAAGCCTTATAAGCTTCTTCCATCAACTTCTTATAAGTTTCTTGTAACCTTTCCTTTTCAGTTTTTTTCTTGAATATCCCGAACATAATTTAGAATTAACACTATCGTCTTTGAAAGTTTATTTAACGTTTATGCCTGACGGCTAGATAATTTTCTTTCAAGTTTATCAAGACGTGAATCCATTGTTCGATAAATGTCGTCAACAATTCTATCACGATCTCTCAGTTGATTTTCAATTTCTCTTGCAAGAAACTGGTGAATCTGTTTTATTTCTTCTTTTTGTTTATTCACCCTAACAAAAGCCATAACCGCAACCACTGCAACTGCAATGACCACAACTATAGACATTCCTAAAATAAATGATATTAAATCCATATGATTTTCTCCTTTATTTCAAAGAACGATAGTGTTTGTATCAGGAGAGGGAATCGAACCCTCACGGCCTTTGGGCCACAAGATTTTAAGTCTTGCGTGTCTACCTGTTCCACCACCCCGACATTATTCAACAAATATAATGAAAGTTTTAGATACTCTCAACCCGATGTTTCATGATTTCACAATACTTCTCGTCGACATCATAACTAACAGAATCAAAACCCAACTCTTTTGCAACTTTACTTGTGGTGCCACTACCACCGAAAACGTCAATGATTGTTTGATTCGGTTCCGCAGTTGTTAAGATAATTCTTCTGATAACTTCCTCAGGAATCTGACAAGGGTGTTCGGTCTTTTCCTTACTCACATTCTTTACCTGATTGATTTCCCACCAATCATAAAGTTTTGCTCCCGTCTTTCCTTCGGCAATTCGTTGTTGAATCCTTTTATCTTTGAGATTTTTGTATGGTTGTCTAACCTTTCTAAAATCAGGTTTACATCCCCACCATGAAATTAAACGACTTTGTTTTCCTGTGTTTGAATTATACACCCAACAAACAACCTGTTCACACTTAGCGTTAATTGCTTTCGGTAACAAGTTGATTGTTTCTTCGGGGTAATGAATGATTACACAGGGGGTTGGGATTTTGGATAATAGTTCAATATAATCCTCTTCACTTAATTTGTCTTTGTATTCGTTGTACGAATATTCTTGATTATAAGGTGGGTCTGTAATTGTTAATCCTTTTGGTATGACGCAGTTTCTGAAGTCGTCATTGATAATTGTTGTTTCCACCATAAAATTAATTAATCACCTTAAAATTCTTCTTCCCAAATTGTATTGGATTTGTCTAAAATAGTGTTGTATGTGTGTGTTAATATAAGTGTTTTTTGATTAAAATCAAACTGGAATTCTCCTTGAGATCCTTCATTAATTTCCCAACCTCCGAAGTGTTCTTCCAATTGTTGATAACACCAATCTTCCACTTGAGATGGTACGGGTTCACCATTATCAAATTCCGATTCGATGTATCCACTATCACCACCTCCATTGTATTTCAAGTTCATATAACCATCTTCAGGAATTTCGATATCATCTAAAAATCCTTTTTCTTCCCACTCTTCAATCATATCATCGTATTCAACCCCCGTCGTATCTCCTTCATCGTAATAACTATAGATGTGAGTTAAAGATATTTCTTTTTTTACTGTGTCAATTGAGATTTCAAATCTTTGATAATCGATTTCCGTACCATCAGGTAACTCTTCAAATAAATTTTCATCTTCAAGATGAAAGATGATTCTTTTTAATATTGGTACAAGTCCGTCTGGAATTTCTGCAACATAATTATTGTCAAAGTGGGTTGGAAAGTCCTCATCACTGTATGAAATTTGTTCATCATCTGATTCCATTTCGAATTGAATATCTCCATATTTCATTCCCAATGAAGCAAGATATCTCGCAACTTTTCCTAAATATTTTTTTTCTTCTGGTAATAAGATTTTTTCTGCCATACAAATAAATATCAGTCTTCAAATTCTAATTTAACTGTCTTCAACATCCATTGAGGTCTTTGACTAGACGCAACATTATTAACCCATTCTTTTGCTGACGGAATGTAGTTATTACAATCCTCTTTTACATGTTGTTCTCCAACATAACGGGTATAAACCGTTTTTCCATCTGAGTTTTTGAATTCAGTACCGAACCTTTTTTCCATTTCGAATATACCTTCACTATGGTGTCTAAACATTCTATGTAAAGAATCGCCAAACCAAGATTTGGTCTCATCCAACCATTCGTGTAAGTGAATATAGTCTTCGGGTTTTCCACCAAATTTTTTGGCAGACGATTTCGCATGTAAGTTTGGATGTGCCACAATAAAACTTCAATTTATTTTTTTTATGTAAATTTTGATATTGTTTCCTGCAAAATAATGGTTTCCAATCAATTCAAAATTAGTTCTGTTAGCTAAAACTTCATTATAAATGTTTGCTCCTTTTCCGAAAATAGGATATTCTATTTTTTTCCAAATTTCATTATTGGGAAAAACCCACTGTAAATTCGTATCTTTCATCCAATTATCATCGATTAAGATAATACCACCCTTTGGCATAAGATTTTGTATGGATTCAAATTCTTTCCAATGATGAAGTGTTGAAGGAAAAGGATTGAACAAATCCAAATCAAAACTATCCAAATGAACTATATTGGGAACAAAAGGGGGTCTTTTGAGAAATTCGACGGAATCCATACAATAAGTTTTGTAATTAATCCCATGAAAATTTTCCGAAAAAATTTTCTCACTTTGTTCACATGATACACAATCAGTATCAACCGAAGCCATCCGACCTCCGTAATTATGGACTAAACTTCCTAAAAAAAATCCGAACAAACCGTAACCTACTTTTCCACTTGTGCCAGTTTCAATTAGATTTATTTCGTCAAAATCGAAATGTTGTGAAATTAAATCTTTAAAAATTTGAATCTGATTAACTCTGTTTTGGACCAAGAAGGAATTTTCTGAATCGGGGACATGCTTATTCATGAAATCTTTGTATTCCACTTCAGCATGATTCAGTGAAAAAATTAATTTATCTGACATATTAGTTTTTACAATTTGCAGAGGAGGAGGGATTCGAACCCCCGTTACCTTTCAGTAAAACGGTTTTCAAGACCGCCGCGTTCAACCACTCTGCCACTCCTCTGTAGAGCTCCCACTCGGAATCGAACCAAGTTATCATGATTACAAGTCATGCGCATCGCCAGCAATGCTTTAGGAGCATATTATTAAATACCTGTGGGCCTGGTAGGAATCGAACCTACTACCTTCACATTATGAGTGTGTTGCTCTAACCTAGTGAGCTACAGGCCCGAAGTCTTGTGAATATTAAAGATGTTTCCTTACCAAATCAACATGACAAAGGTAATAAATTTTTTAATTACAACAACTTTCGTTTCTAAAAAAAATAAATTACTTTTGTCGAAATATTTGATAAATGAGTACAGTATTGGTTTTGAATTCAGACTACACACCCTTGAACGTGACGAGTGTTCAGAGAGGGTTTGTGTTAGTCACAAAAGGAAAGGCGGAAGTGTTAAGATCGGACGAGAATCCCATTGTAACAGGTTACAAGACGTTTATACGACCCGTTATTATACGCCTATTAAAATATATCAGACATAGAACAAGACTCAATAAACCGAATCGTAGTCGTATCTATAAAAGGGATGGATATGAATGTGTTTATTGCGGGTCGAAAAAAAATCTAACCTTGGACCACGTGATTCCCAAATCGAGGGGGGGTTCTAATGAATGGACGAATTTGGTTACTTGTTGCTCGAAGTGTAATCGAGATAAGGACAACAAAACTCCTGATGAAGCAAAAATGTCAATGAAAAAGCCAGCATACGAACCACCAATTATGTATGATAATGTGGTGCTATTAAATGTTTGGACAGATTTTCAAAAATCTTTTGTATAAAAAAAAAATTGTATTAACTTTGTGAAAAATAAATCAGACATGAACATCGGACAAGAATTTCAAAACTATTACGTAAAACATTTGGGGAAAGGTTCATTGGACCTTTACAACTTTTCAAACCAAATTCAATCATCAATGACTCCATATATTCTCGAAGAAAGGGAAATGAGAGCAACTCAAATCGACATCTTCTCAAGATTGATGAGAGACAGAATTATTTGGGTGGCTGGTCCTGTGGATGATAGAATGTCGACTATTGTACAAGCACAATTGATGTTTATGGACAATGTTGATAAGACCGACATTACAATGCACATTGATAGTCCAGGTGGAAGTGTGAAGTCAGGGTTGTCTATGGTGGATGTGATGAACTACATTGCTTGTGATATCAGAACTGTAAACACGGGTATGGCAGCTTCTATGGGTTCTGTGTTGTTAGGAGCAGGAACCAAAGGAAAAAGAAGTTCTTTGAGATTTTCGAGAACAATGTTACACCAATCTTCTGGTGGTGCTGTGGGTAACATTCAAGATGCGGAAATCACGATGAGGGAATGGGCAAAATTGAATGATATTCTATTTGGACTTCTTGGAGAGTTCTGTGGAAAAGACCCTGAACAAGTTAAGTTGGATGCCAGTCGAGATTTGTGGTTGGATAGTGAACAAGCTCTCGAATATGGAATCATTGACGAGATTGTTAAAACGAAAAAGAGGGGTAAATAACCCCTCTTTTTTTTTAGACTTAGAACACCCCCCTTTCTTTTTGTTCGTCAGTTTATCACAAAATAATTTTACTTACTTTGGCTAGTGAATGAGGACAATAATCCTCCAATACCCTGTGAATCAGCTTCAGGTTTTAACTTATCAAATACACCTGATGCTTTGTCAGTCATTTTACCAAACATCTGACAAACAATACCACTTATTTGGGTTTCTATACTTTTAATGAAAGTAGTATCTTTGACTGCTCCACCTAAAGCATTTCTCAAGAAAGTATATCCTTGACCTTCTAATCCTTGTTGTTTTTGAATCATCATAAACACCGCTTCTGACAAAGCTTCGGCGACTAATTTTGTTAGTTCGTCACAACTTTTGAGAGCCTTCGCTAATCTTGTAGGGTTTGAAGTAATAAATGAAACTAAAAAATCTTTGAAATATCCTTCAAGTCCAATTCCCATCAAAAGAGAGTTAACCATTGGTTCAACTATTGTTTGTGCTACGCCACCTAAAGAATTTCCAAATATTTTACCCAAGAAATCCATTAATTGTTCGTTTAATATATTGGTTTCTTGTAGATAATTTATTTCTTCAAAAAGTTTGTATGCGATTTTTTCTTTCTTTGACTTGGGTAATGATTTGAAATTTTTGATGTTATCTTCATTTTCAAAAATCATCATGATTCTATTTTTGATTAATTTTTGTTCAATCAAAATAGACTCTTTTTTATTTTTGGCCTCGATAAGACTTTTTTTAATTTTTTTCTGTAACATAGTATTAATTACTTGATTCTGAAAATTGAACTAGGCCCTTGTGTACCTGGTCCTCCTGTTTTAGATCCTGATAAAACATCTAAAAAGTCATCAAATTTTTTACCTCCAATGATACCCCATTCACCATAATGTTCATCTTTACATGCTTGAACAACTCTTCTTGCTCTATCAATTGTTGCTGGATCAACTTGAATACTATTTCTTCTTCGATACAATTCGTGGAAATCTTCAATATTTTTTCTACAAGCATTTTTATCAATAGATTGATTATCCAAGATATCTCTCAAGATACTATCTTCTCCTCCTCCAATTTCAGATTGTTGAGTCGGATCATACCACATGACTAATCCATTAGGGAAAAGGTCTGCCGGTGCACCTAATTGTTCACCAGTAACTTTTACTAAATTGTATTGTTCGATTCTTGTTGGATTAAGTTTATATCCTTTTTGTGTGAATCTATCAATAAAATCTAATTGGTCTTGGTTGAATTGAGCAATTGATGTATTGCTAGTGAATGTTGAAGAGTCCCCTTTTGGTCTAAAAAGTGCTACATTACCAATAACTTGCTTATCAAAAACTTTATCTAAAGTTGTTAAATCAACACCTTCATCTTTCAAAGTTTCTAATTTTTTCCAACCTTTTTTAATTTCCGTTGCAATTTTGGATTCAATATCTGATGCTGTTTGTTGTGCTGTTTGTTGTGCCGCAGCCTGACTAGCCTCCAAGTTATCTAATTGAGGACAACGCCCTTTTCCTGACTTGCTTCCATCAGTAAACTTATATGTCATATCAGCATAAAAATCGACCTGTTTACTTGGTTGTTGTACACTTTGTTTTCTATAAAAAACTTCTCCTGTACTTTGTCTTCTTTTCAACGACCCACCGGATAAACAACCTACAGATATAAGGTTTCGTAATTTTTGTAAATCGGCATCAGAATTTGTTTCAGATGAATTACTTGTTTGTTCTTTCATCGAAGATTTATGCTTATTTAGGACTAAATCTTTTTCGGTATCCTCAATTATAAATTTTTTCATATTATTAAATTTGATTCAATAGTGGTTCTTCGACATCTTGAACATCTGTGTCTTCTATGGAGTCAATTCCACAAATTTTATCTACTTCAGCATCTGTAAATGACTCATATCCTTTCGCTTTAAGTGCTGCTTGTGTTTTTGGTCCAAACTTACCGTCAACAACCAATCCTCCTAAACAACCTTGTACTACGCCAATTGGGCCCGTTGGGTCTGTTTTACATCCGTAGCTATACGATCCTGAACATGATCTATAACCGGTTCTCACTGGTGGTGTATCTGGATCCGGTGTTCCACCTCCACCTCCTCCTTCTAAATCTAAATCTATTGGACCTAAATCTATATCACCTAAATCAGCTTGCTCAAATATTCTTTTTTTTTTTACACTTTCCGCAACAACTTGGACTTTTGTTTCTGATCCACAAACCACCTTCTTACCTGTATATTTGTGTTTACCTGAAGGATCTGGTATATAAATTTTACCATTTTTATCCATATTAAATTGTTTGAGTTCACCTTTAACTTTAAAAGTGACACCTACATACGTCATCCCATATCTATCATTAGCAATGACTATTGGGTCCGCAAATGAATCTGTGTATTGTAAACAACGGAAATTTTTAATCCACCAATCTGTTTGAGCGGTTTCCTCGTCTTCGAGTGGAACACTTCCCGCTTCTGATTTTGCGGCAAGAACATTTACAGTATTCAGAACCGTTGTTAACTCTTTTGTATTTAATTCATCTATCAACTCATTTTCAAACTGAGTTCCAGGTCCAAAACGTTCTCTAACTTTACAAAAATCACCCATTCTCCCTTTTTCTTTCAACATACCCAACGCTTGACTGAGAAGTTCTAAGTCAGTACCCCCACCAAAAGCTCCGAACATTTCATAAGCAAAGGATTCTCTAAAAATACCAGCAATTTCTGCGTGATCTACATTAGTCATCGATGTTTTAGCAGCATCTCCTGTTGCTTTATCACAAGCTCCAAATACCATCAGAATTTTTTCATCAATTGTTGCGTTCGAATATTCAGATGCTACACCGGCTGCAACACCGGCTGCAACGGTTGTACCACCTATCAACCACCAACTCAAAGCCGTAAGAGCACCTGCGGCAGTAATGAACTCCTCTTTCAAAGGTTGTTTATTTTCAACAATAATCTTGTTTTCCGTATATGTCTTTGAAGAATCGTACTCCATCATCAACTTAATTCGTTGTAGGGCTTCTTCAGGACTGTATTTAGGGTGTACCATAATTTTATGAATTTATTATAAATATACGTTAATTACCAAATTTGATTAGCAGCACCTCTTTTTAGGCCTGTATTGTGTTTTTCACCCGCAAGACCTAACATGTTTGCTTTACCTCTCGTAATGGTATATGTGTCAGACCATTTTGGGACTTTACCACCTCCACCTCCACCTGTGGAAGCTGGTGCTGCAGCTTCTTGTTCTCCCATTTCATCTTTAATCCCCGTGTTCGAAAGTTTATTAAAAAAATCTATAAGGAAGTCAATGTCTAATATCATATTAATAAATATTTGGTATTGTCAAAAATTTTTTTTTATATTTGAGATATGAAAAGGATTATACTGTTAACTCTTTCACTTTTTACTTCATGCCAACTCTACGTCACCGAAATCAAGGATGTCACGTTGAGTGGAAAGTATGTTGTTTCCAAATTAGAGATAACAAATGTCGATCAAAATGAGACTAAGGATGAGTTGTATTTGTTAGGGTCAACATACCAAAATTCAAAATTACCCGATCCGTTCAATGAAATCAAAATAAATCATTTTTACATTCATTTTGACTATTCAACCGTAAGAATGAAATTTCAAGGAGTTACAAATTCAGGCCAAGATAGGTGGTTTTATGGATCGGAACCCAATTATATTTTTTATAAAAATTTTGGAGCTACTCCGTTTCACGCAGGGTACCTTCAATATCATTACACAACAAAAGATGGTATGCATGTTTTGATGACTTTCTTGATTGAAGATGACGGATTGGAAACACTCCAACTAAAATCATCAGGTGCGTGGTTTGATGGTAAATTTGGTCAAAAACAAGTCATGACGATGTCATTAACTCGAGTCGGTCCTTAATAGAATTCAGGTTGTGGTATTGAATCCGGATTAACGATATAATATTCATTCAGAAAAGACATCAATTCATATTCATCCAATTCAACTTTCTCCTCTTCATCATAAGAATCTTCCTCAAGGTCATCATCAAAAAAATCAAATGATTCTGTTATCAAATCAAATCCGTAACTTTCAACTATATCATAATTGATTGTGTCAATTCTCACAACATCTTCTTCGTCTTCAATTGTTCTGAACGAAATTTCCAATAGGTTTTTCTCACCGTTAAAATAGTAAGATACGATTTCTTTTATCTCCATATGGCAACAATTTAATAACAAATATTAGAAAATATATGAAAAGTCATATATTTGTTGTTTTTAAATAAAAAACCCCATATTTCTATGGGGTTGAAACTCATTCGAGTCGGTCCTACGAGACTATCATAGGAGTGGTAATTTTATTTTATAATTTTCATTCTATTCATCATTTTCATGACTTTTTCTTTTTGATTCATGAAAGATTCTTTTAAATCTTCATCAATTTCGAATTCTTCCTTCTCCTCAACTTCTATTTCATCAAGTATCTCTTCATTATAACTTGACCTCTGATATGGTCCTGCACTACCAGGTCCTTTGGAGTCAAAGTCATATGGAGGATCCATTTCACCATAAATCCCTTGAGAACCTGAGACATCAACTTCATCTATTTCATCGGCAAATGCTGACTCCATGAACATGAAATCCTCTTCTTCTTCCTCTTCTTGTCCTCCGCACTCTTCAGCAAATTCGGTAATTAAATCATCTCCAAACCAATCTTTGCATAAGTCGTGGACTTCATAATAAAAATCAGAGTCTAAATCTTCTCCAATCTGAACAAAAAAATCTGAAAGTGCTGAACTGATGATATTGTCAGCATATTCGAACTCATCACCGAAGTCTCGACACATGTCAAAATCTGCTTTTGCCGCTTCAATGAAAGATAATATGTTTGAATAAACTATACCTCTTCTTTTATAATACAAGATTTGGTCAGGGGAAATTTGTTCTTCCATTTCTCCCTCGGTTGGATACACTTCGTCGGGGCCGCCACTTTGAAAATTATACGCCGGTTTGGTATCGGGATTCATAGGAGTGTTTCCACCTCCAGTATAACCTTGCTCGTCGATAGTTTCTGACCCTTTCAACAAGTCTTTGTCGATAAGACCAACTTTTACTAAACGATTCAATAAAGTTTTTCGTGGTAGTTTTCTCAAATATCTAATTACAATCGGTGGAATATCTTCTCCATATTGTCCGAATAAATTATTTAGAATTTCGTTTTCTTGTGGTGTTGGGATGAATGAGGCTCTTGCTCTTGACGCTTTCATTCCTCTTGACCCCTTTTCATAGGGCATATCGTCTGTTTTGTCTTCATACATTTCACTTGAATCGATTTGTAAGTCTTCTGAACCAACCACATCATCATCTTTGTCAGGGTCTTCGTATTTACCTTCTGATTTTATTTTTTTCATGTGATGCATTTTTTCAAATGTTCCATAATTGTTTCCACCACCCTCAACATAATCAAAGTCGTTATCACCTAAGTCCTTTACATCATAGATGTCGTCAAGTTTTCCAACACCTTCTTCCATTTCTCTACCACCACATTGTTCACATATACCTTCAGCCATTCGACCTCCGCATTGTTCACACATTTCTTTTTCTTCGACTTGTTCGTTGATTCCCATATTCGTATATTTCTTAACCTCACCTTTGTTGTTAACAACCATTCCGTCTTTGTCACCAGCGAAATCGTAGGTATATAAAGGTTGGGTGTTAGAAACCTGTGGTTGCATGGTTTGGTATCCATTATACAAACTCTTGTGTTGGTCCAAAATATTTTGTTTCTCTGTTGCAGATAATTGACCTAATCCGAAGTATCCTCTCATAACTGTTAGTTTTATTTATAAATACTTTTGTTTGTTTGTTTTTTTCATTTGACATTATATCCAATAAATTTTATTATTGTTTTATACAAGTGAGTTCCGCATTTTCATTCGATAGTATCTTGGTAATTTATTTATCGCCTCATTTACGGACTCACTTGTTACTTTTCTACCATGACAATCAACAACTACGATATCGACGAATACGCTGAAGGCGCCATCATTTTAGATGGACTCGATGAAGCCATAATTGGAATTGTCGAAGAGTTCGGAAACGGGCCTCGAATTCTATATTCAAAAAACAAAATCCTCAACATTCTCTGTGAAAGAGATTCAATGACTCATTCTGAAGCGGAAGAGTTCTACGATTACAATATCATCGGGTTGTATGCTGGAGAACAAAACCCAGTATTCTTGGTTTCCGAGTAATTTTTTATTATCATTGAAAAAAAAACTAAAAAATGTATTGGAAAGTTAACTACGGTAAATTTGTAACATTTACAGGGAGGTATTGGATTATCCCTTGTCTATCAATTTGGTATGATAGATATTACTTCCTCGAAACAGGAATTGAAACTCCTGCATTCGGGTTTCAGATTAGCTTTCTCAATTTTGCTTACGGAATAAGAATACAAAAACAATACTATTAAAAATATGAAAAAGAAAATATTTCAAGGTATCGCCTTAATTGGTGTGTTTACTTTAGGTATGTACACTGCAAGTCAATTCCTGTTTGGGACACCAGTAGACCCGCATAGATGGTTAATAACCATCCTCGTAATTGTATTACTTTTGTCCTTTGCAGACGAGAAAGAAAAAGAATAATGTATGAAACTATTTTGTAAAATTGGACTTCATTATTGGAAAACCAAAAAGGAAAAATATGAAGTAGTTGACCATCCGAAAGGTAGAAAACACATAAGGGTTAATGTCCGAGAATGTAAATTCTGTGGTGATAGACAATATTATTCTCTACCAGATAAGAATGATTTACGAACATGGAAACCGTGTCCATTCAAAAAAAATGAAAAAATAAAATTAGAACAAATTAAATAATATGCAAACATTAGTATTCAACACCAAAACCAAACATGTAACATTATACTCGCAGGGACCTGGAACTAACATTCTTGCCAACTTCTCTGAAGTTCCGACTGTTAAAGTTATGGAATCTTATTATGAAGTGATGCAAAAACAAACCGATGAGAATGGAACTGAAAATCGCATTCCTGTAGCAAGATTTCCAATTTCAAACACAAACATGTTTATCCAAAGTTAAAACATGAAACCCAATTTAGAGAAAATATTGAGTAAATACGTTGTTCACACGGGATTTTTTGATAGGGATTCGGTGGAAAAATGTATGGAAAAATCTTATGATTTGGGAATTGAAGAATTTTTGGAGTGGCTTTCAAATCAAAATCATTTATCAGACAATATTAATTACATAATCGAAGAATGGAAGAATCAGAATAAATCATGAAATCTTATTTTTTGGTTTTGGCGTTTCAGATTATGTTTAATATCTTAAAGGTATTAGAAATAAAATATACCTATGAAAATAAGTTAGGTCTATTACTGTATAATTCCATTTACATCAATTTAGTGTCATTGGCGTCAGTATATTGGTCTTTAGATAGATTATTTGAAGGTGATTGGTGGATTATACCATTCTATGTCGCTGGAAGCGTTATTGGAAAATGGATTGCCATGCGTCATGTTGAAAACATCAGGTACAAAATATTCAAGTTATTTGGAAAAAAAATTAGTAAGTCACAAGATAAACATTCAAAACAAGATGAAGAATAGCACAGAAAGTAAGTTCGTATTTAAGGATAATAGACCTTTCAAAGAAAAAACATTAGATTTTTTACAAAGTCTTATGTTTTGGAAGGGAAGAAAAAAAGGAATGATTGTTACCCGAGATATTTCTTTCGACGAAATCCGTGCAGTTTTTTTCCCAAAAAATTTTTACGAGAAGTATCATTATTTAGGATCAGTTCCTTACCGAGAAGATGGGAAATTGTTCAAAGCATTGTATCCTTTGGTTCTTGCAATGGATTATGAGGCGAAACCAAAATGGTGCCCAAGATGGGTTCTTCGTTTTCTTCACTTGTTTGGTTCCGATAACTCAATAGTTAGAGTTCGTAATTTTACTTTACATAATTGGGAGAAAAAACTTACAAAAGGAATGATGATGTGGGATTACAAAACCAAATGGACCGACTATGATTTGAGAATTTCAATCAACGCTCCAAAACATCTCCGTGATTTGGCAGATTACATCGAAGATGGATATTATTCTAAGGGCAGACAAGAAGAATTAGTAGGACAAATCAAAGCTATCGATCCAGATGCGAAAATAGTTTGGGGTAGTGTTGATAGATTAGTTGAACAGTATAATAAATTAAACAGTAAAACAGACCATGACACTTATGACTATATCAGCTGAAATATTAGTAGCAATTTTCTTTTTACTTATATTACCCATTATTATTTCTGTTATGTGGGTGAGGGGTATAGATTATATGGAAAAAAATCATCCTGATTACAAAGGATATGACTTATTTGATGAAACAGAAGAAGATGAACCTCTGAACGAAGATGAAAAAGATGATATTGAAAATTAAATCAGTTTTAAAAGACATTTGGTTAGGATTTAACTTATCGAACGAATTTAAAAATAACCATCAACAATGGCCCAAAATTTAGTTATGAATAACATAGATATGCAATATCAACAACTACTCGGAGACATTTTAGAGAATGGTGTTGAAAAAAATGATAGAACAGGAACAGGTACTCTTTCAGTATTCGGTAGACAAATTCGTCACAAAATGAGCAAAGGATTCCCTCTACTTACAACCAAGAAAATGGCTTGGAAAGTAATGGTGACAGAACTCCTATGGTTTTTAAGAGGTGATACTAACATCAAATTCTTATTGGATTATGATTGTCATATTTGGGATGGTGATGCTTATAAAAATTATTTTAACAAAAATAAAGCTGATATATTCCATCCAATACTACCACAAGATGCGTTTATCAAAGCAATTAAAACCAATTCAGAGTTTGCAAAGAAGTGGGGTGAGTTAGGTCCAATATATGGTGCACAATGGAGAAGATGGGGAGGATTACAAGATATAGCAGATGATGATACACCTATCTATTTAGACCAAATCTCAAATCTAATCAACGAACTCAAAACAAATCCCGATAGTAGAAGATTGATGGTTAGTGCCTGGAATGTAGGTGCGTTGAATGAAATGGTTTTACCTCCTTGTCATTATGGATTTCAAGTTTATACAAGAGAGTTGACAGTTGGCGAAAGATTAGATTTGGCATCAAAAACATATGATACATTTGACCCATTTGATTTTGGTTTCGGAATGCCTGAAAAAGTAGACCATAATCAAATTGATGAATTATACCCCGTTCCCAAACGAGCAATCTCTCTAATGTGGAACCAACGAAGTGTAGACACGTTTTTAGGTTTACCATTTAACATTGCTTCTTATGGATTATTGTTGGAAATTATTGCAAGGGAAGTCAATATGGTTCCTGATGAATTGATTGGTAATTTGGGAGATGTTCATTTGTATAAAAACCACATTGAACAAGCAAAGGAACAAATGTATAGAAGACCTTATGATTTACCAAAAGTTCAAATCACAGAAAGAAATTGGTATCAACATGAATTGGTAAAAGAACATTTAGGTGAGAAAACTTTTGAACAAAAAATTATGAGTTATAGACCTGACTGTTTTGAATTAATAGGTTATCAGTCACATGATAAAATCAAAGCTCCTTTGTCCAATTAAGTCATGCAAGTCGTTATTCTACTAAGTAAAGATGTTCCTAAAGAGATTTCAGAATTAATTTTGGGGCACAAGTTGGGGGGTGGTTATTCGATAGATTATGCATTAAATTCTTTGGTTTCCTATTTTAATGGTAAAGAAATTATTATATTTGATTTTACAAAGTATCTCAGATTGGACAACAGATTTAGTGGATACGAAATAGACGATTACGGAACGAAAATAGTTATAAATTTCAAATAAGTTAGATTATTGATTGAAAAATGAAAAAAGTTAAAGAAGTATTTGTAATTTTCAATCCTTACGATAATGGATACTATGATGGGTATGGATATTTTCGAGGGATTTTGTTTAGTAAAAAATATGCTGAAAAAGAAATGGCTGTTACAGAAATGGAAAAAATTCTCGATCGTTCAAGTGGACAAACTTTCTTGAAGATTGAATCATTTAACACTTTCTCGTGAAATCGAGGATAATTGAGGAGAGATGATTAATCTCTCCCATTTTATTCATTAGAAGAAAGTTTCTTCCACGAATCTGTAGAACTGATTAGAGCTAAATTAGATCCATTTTCCCATTCAACACTAATTATCTTTTCATCTTCATTAGGTTCAAATAAGTCACGGGTTATGTCAGTAACTCTACCAATCGTACCAGGAAGTACACCAATTTCTCCTTCCATATGATAACACATGACTTTATCTCCAACTTTTAGTTCTGTATTTAGCGTTCCTTTCATAACAATAAATATAAGTATTATATTTATTGTTATATGGAATTTTTAATTACAGAATCTCAATTGAGAACACTTCTTACCGAGGAAGAAAAGTCAATGCTTGGAACCTATATGAAAAGGTTAAATGTATTTACAAAACAAATTGTAAATCGAGCATTCAAATCATACGGATTAAACTTGAGAATGCTTCTAACTTGGGGTACTGCCGTAGGTGGATTGGTACTTCCACTAGACCAATTTTTAAAAGACAAAAATTTCAATCTAACTGAAGACCAAAGAATGTTGGTTTTAGCCGGTTTAGCATTTTCATTATTTTTTGAAACCAAAAAGCCCGCAATAAAATTATTTTCAGTGATTAAAGAAGAAGGGTTAGAAGAAATCTTCAAAGTTGGGTTAAGAAAAGGAACACAGTTAAAAAATGCTTTCTTAAACTTTATGTCCTCTGTAGGCGCGGGTTCTGCCGCTTTTATAGACACGATAGCATACAGTTTCATGATACCCATCATTACAGATATCCAATCTGTAATTATGGAAACACAAGACATAGACGAGGCTGCAATTTTGATAACACAAAGATTGATTGCGTCAGGTGTTGTATTGATGAGTTCTCAGGCTTTGTCCGAAACAGTTAGGATGGTTTTGAAAAAGATAGGATAATAATAGTTTAATCCACAAGATTAACAACTTCGGTACAAACCAGTGGATTTACTATCCCAAAGTAAATTAAAAAATCTGATAATAAATCATTGGTTTTACGAACTACCATATAATAAGATCCACGTTCAGCGGTTAAAGTTCTCTCTCCCGCTAAATCTTTAATCGCGGAAAAATATATATCTGACCCTCCTCCTGATGGTAAAATATAAAGGGTATATTCAATATATTCTTTGTCACTGACTTGTCTATAAATTTTTGTCCCTGTTAATTCCATTTTGAATTTTGTATGGAATTTGAAAGATTCATCAACTCCAGGTGGAGTCCATTCCAAATCGAATGTATGTGTTTCTAAAAATTTATTGATTCTGTTCCATAACGGACTTGATGGTTCCATACCTTATAATTCTTCAATTTCGACAACCAATTGGGCCGGTCCTTTTATGACTCTGTGCCAAACAAATTTGGGAATGTGAATTTGACTGGCCCGAGACAATTTGACCGGCAATTCATTTTCCATTTGAAATGACCATCCACCATCTTCAATAATAGTAACATTTCTATCATTTGTGTCTTGATGCCACTTTAATTCTTCTTCCTCCACATCAGGATTAAATGTCCTGATTTTTTTATTATCAACTTCTATTTGTTCAAAAGGAAAATCCATTACCAAGAATTTGAAGATGATAATCCGAGTTGTTTTGCGTACCGACCTACGTTACAGCTCCAGTATCCTGCGGTGGTTCTGTCTTTCTTTTGGTCACACTTATGTCGTGCTCTGAATGATTTTGCTGCTCCCTTATTTTTGTTTCTAACTCTCAAGTTAGGATCTCCAAAAGATACTTTTTTAATACCACCACTCGGAGATTTTACATAAACCGCAAACTTCTTAGGTCCACCTGAAGTTCTGAATGGTTTATTTAATTTGACATTTTTACCTCTATGTTTTGCTTCCTCTAAGACATCCTCGTCATCGTCTTCTTCCATCAAAAATGGAGCATCGAGATAAATTAATTGTCCTTTGACCATTACTTTCTTACCCAAATCAGATTCTACCATTAATGTATCCTCCTCATTCAATTCAATCTTACCAGCTTCCCACAATCTTCTTACTTCATTTACCAAATCAAAATAACTTTCAGAATATGCTCTAAAAATGTTATTTGTCAAAGTCAATTCATTATCAATATGGTATTTCAATGCTTCAGAAAGTTCAACTGATTCTTTAATAATTAAAGATTTATTCAAATGATCTTCTAATGTTTCTTTGATTAATCTTCTCAAATCCATAAACTGTGATGTTATAATTTTATTATAAATACCACACAACTTCATCTTTGATATATTTATTTATACCAAGATACTAAATCGAAAAAAAAAATAAAAATGGCGACAAGAAAAACCGCATTGGACTCTGCTGTTTCGACAGTGAAGCCTCCAATCACATTCAAGGAATTCTCAAAAGACCCTGTCAAAGGTCTTCTATTCATTGTGTTAATCGCAATTGGATACCTCTATGTAGATATAAAACTATCGAACAAAGAAATCGTTAGTAAGCAAGATGCTAAAATCGAAGCTTTGGAAGGTAAGGTCACAGTTTTAGTTGACCAACTTCGTAAATCAGATAGTACTTCCGCCTCATTGGCATCAAAAATTTCAGTTCTACAAGAACTAGGTAAAATAAAATAAGATGAAATACTCAATACTACTTCTATCAATAGTGTTGGGATGTACATCACCAACGGAAATTAAAATCGAAGATAATGAAACATATTCTGCAGTTGATTCAATCATTGGTCAAAGTAAAAAAAACCTTGTTGGACTTGATTCAACAATTAAAAGCACTGATTCTACCATCACAGGAAAAGTAGAAAAAACGGTTAAACAAATCTCAGCTTTAAAAGAAGAGAACACAAAATTAAAAAAAGAAAATGAAAATCTTAAAAATGAGCTTAACAATGCTACTGATGTTGGTCAGCCTTTCAAGCTACTCCCAGTATCCAACGGTCAAGACAATAGGTAAAGATACTGTTGTTATTATGACTGTAAAACAAGGCGAAGACATTAACAAAAGATTCATTTTACTAAATGATAGTATTAAAAAAGTTAATGTAAGGTTCGATAAATATGTCTTAGAAAACGGGGAGCGTTTACAAAAAGTCTATTCCGATTATAACCTTGAATTAAACAATCACAGGCAAACAAGAGCGGAGGCGGACAGTATCAAAAATCTCTATCTTCTTAACAAACAACTTTATACGAACGCTGAAGAAGATCATAAAAGGGAAGCAAGAAATTTATTTTTTCTTGCAGTAATATCTTTTTTTCTTACAGTATTCGTTTCTCTCGGTGTATAAATGATGTATGTCCAATTTTCAAAATAAAAATATCTCTTAAAAAAATAATTTATGTTACTTAAAAAAGGTTCCAAAGGTGAAGAAGTAAAACAACTTCAAGCAAAATTAGGTTTAGGAGCTGATGGTGTATTCGGTTCTGGAACAGAAGCTGCGGTTAAAAAATGGCAAGCCGCTAATGGATTAACTGCTGACGGTATCGTTGGAGAAGGTACTTGGACAAAGATGTTCGGAGAAAAACAATTAATTACAGAACCATCAACTCCAATTGTAAATGCTGGTCCTTTGAAGTTAGAAAATTTAAAAGGTCACATTCCTGATGTTGTACTTGCTCAGATTCCTGACGCTGCAAAAAAATTCAACATTACAAACCCACTCAGATTGGCACACTTTTTGGCTCAATGTGGGCACGAATCAGCAGGATTCAAAGCAGTTCAAGAGAATCTTAACTATTCGGCAGATGGTTTAAAAAAAATATTCCCTAAGTATTTCCCAGGTAACCTTGCCGAAGGTTATGCGAGAAATCCTGAAAAAATTGCTTCTAAAGTTTATGGAGGTAGAATGGGTAATGGAGATGAAACAACTAAAGAAGGATTCAAATTTAGAGGTCGTGGATATATTCAGTTGACGGGTAAAGACAACTACACAAGGTTCGCTAAATTCATCGGTGAAGACACTGTATCAAATCCTGATTTAGTTGCAACAAAATATCCTTTAGCTTCTGCGGCATTTTTCTTCGATTCTAACAAGTTGTGGGAAATCTGTGATAGGGGAGCCGATGATGCTACAGTGACAGCAGTAACCAAAAAAGTCAATGGTGGTACTATCGGACTTGCTGATAGAATCAAACACTTCAAAGAGTATTTCGGATTGTTGAAATAAGAAGTCAAAAATAAAACTCAAAAATTTTAATTATTTATTCTTGTGGGTTTCGCAGAGTAAATTTTTATTGTATCTTTGTTGTAAATAAATAACCATGATGACAATGAATATGACTTCCGCAATCAAAGATTTCAAGTGGGTGATTAAACTACTCAAATCTTCAAAGAGTAAAGAACATTTGGATACAACACTTCGGTGTTTTAATCTTTGGGAGAACAAACACACCAAAGAAATACTCACTGAGGCAGATGCTGACGCGGTAAAACATATGAGATATCAATTTTGGTGTTTTTTCAAAAATAAAAATTCGAGATTCGGACTCTTAGTAAAATAAAAAAAATTACTCTGTGGATACCGTGAATCGAATTTTTTTGAAAATCAATATATTTATTTACACAATCGCTCACAAAGTGAGTGTTCTCATATATCCCTTTATTTAAGACCCACATTTTTTGGTGGGTCTTATTTTTTTTACTATATTTGTATATTAAATCTGAAGACTATGAACTGTAAAAACCTCACTTATCCAATCCGAAGAAAATATCAACAAATCAAACGAGTAATCGACTTTTTACCGATTATTTGGAATGGATTTGATTTTGATTACACCTATTCAATTCAACTTTTCAAGAAACAACTCGAAAGACAAGCAAAGTATTTTGAGTCGGGTAAATCATATTCAGATAGAGCAGACCAAAATGTGTCAAGAATCAGAACCGCAATTCGTTTGATGGATAAAGTTTATGATGAAGAATATTCCACAGAATGGCCTGATATAATCACAGAGAAATACGGAGATGATGCATTAGATTGGGATTGGGAAGAAACAAGTCAAGGAAGTGGGCTTTCTTATCACAGATGGAAGTTTGAAACTTGGGATAATGCCGAAGAAATCAGACAAGTGAAACTCGA